TCCGTCAACTCCAGAAATACCAGTAGTGCCGTTAATGTTTAAAGCCATAATTTAAACAACTGTATAGACGCTACCAGAACTGACAGTTAAAGTAATTCCGCTTGCTACTGCAATAGGACCTGCACTCATACCATTTGACCCTGATGGGATTGTTCTTGATGCACTAATAGTAGCACTATTCTCGTAGATAGCACCACCACCTGTAGTTGACGAAACACCTGTTAAGTTACTACCGTCACCCGTGTAGGATGTTGCATTTAATGTTCCTGTAGCAGAGTTAAATGTAAGGTTTGATCCAGATTTTAATCCTAAATCTCCTGTAGCTGCGGTAGCAAACAAAGGAAAACAAGTAGTATCGGAACTCTCATCTGCAATAGTAGAAGTAGTTGCATTACCAATCGCAACCTGAGTTCCCATATTGACAATAAAATATGTAGCACCACTAGGAGGAGCAGAATCAAAAATAATATCTGTACCGCTAACAACATATCCCTCTGTCATATCTCCCTGCCCAGTTCCATCATTAGGCTGTTGCATTACACCATTGATAGATACTCTTAATATTTCTGCATTAGTAGGTGTTACTGCTGTACTTGTTCCTTTAGTAACTAGCTTAAATCTATAAGCAGAACCGTTAAATGTAGCTGATCCTCCACCAGTTCCAGATGATGATGCAATATCTAATAAATCTGCTGTTCCTGAAGTACCAGTAGAACCTCCAATCTCACCCCATGCACTTCCGTCATAACCTTCAAATTCTGATGTTGTACTATTAAATCTGAACATTCCAGCAGAAGGAGATCCTGGTCTTTGTGCTGTTGTTCCAGAAGCTACATCAATAGCTCCAGTCCCTGTCATTAAAATATTGCCACTTGTGGTTAAAGAGGTAAGCGTACCAACAGAAGTAAGACTTGAAGTAACAACTGTGCTTTTTAATTCTGTTCCTGTTAAAGTCCCTGCTGCTGCCGTTACTGTAATATTTGCAGAACCATCAAAAGAAACTCCATTTATTGTTCTTGCAGTTTCTAAAGCCGTTGCTGTAGCAGCATTACCAGTACAAGAACCAGACGATCCAGAGACATTACCAGTTACGTTTCCAGTTAATGCACCTGCAAAACTTGTAGAGGTTAGAAGTCCTGAAGAAGGATTATAAGTTAAGCCTGTATCAGTTTCAGCACCTTGTGTTCCAGTTGCTCCGTCAACAAATAAAGGATAAACCGTTTCATCTGTTGAGTTGTTGGCACTAACAGTTACGTTTGTTGCTTCTGTTGCAGTAGCAGAGTTTCCTGTGCAAGATCCTGATGACCCTGATGTATTTCCAGTAACATTACCAGTTAAATCACCAACAAAACTTGTAGCAGTTAACGCTCCAGATGATGAATTAAATGTAAGATTTGTTCCTGTTTTAGGCGGTAAATTACCTGTCTCAGCCGTCACAAATAAGACGTTACAAGTAGTATCTGATGACTCATCAGCAACAGTTACATTAGTAGCTATAGCAGAAGTACCTGTAAAATTAGTTGCAGATAAAACCTGTGTACCAGCTACTTTTAATACTTTTCCAGAAGCAAGATCAATATGTTCAGAACTTGTCCAAGAATCTGTTGAATCTACCCAATTCCAAGTCTTATCACCTTCTGTTGAATCAATAGTAATACCAGCACCATCTACAGCAGCATCATTTCCATTTCCTTTTGCAATCTCAATATTCTTATCTTTAACAGTTAAAGTTGTACTATCTATAGTTGTTGTCGTTCCAGAAACAGTTAAATCACCTGGTATTGTTACTAAACCAGCAGAACTAATAGTTAAACGACCAACTCCTCCTGTACTAAGAGTTAAAGTATCTGAACCACCGCTAATTCCTGTATTTGTATCAGAGCTAAAACTAAAAGATGGAGCAGAAGCACTCCCATCAGGTGCTTTGCTTAATAAATCTGCATAAGTTATCTTTTTATTTTTATCAGTACCACTTGAACTTTGGTCAATTATTGGAATCGTATCAGTACTTGCAGGTGCAGTTAAAGCTGTAAATTCTGATATTTTGCGATTTGTCATAATTAGAACTTAATAATATACATTAATGATACGTTTCTTGGCCTTGATTCAGAACCCCCCTGATTGTTAATTGATATTCCTGTACTTGCAGTACCAGAAGTTCTAGATGAAATACTATCTGAATAACCTATTTGATAAGACTGACCAGAACCAAGTGTAATCGCAACTGAACCAGAACCTCCACTTAATGCGAGTCCTCTCATATTATGTGAATGACTAGGATCACTTATGCTGTGATTATGTTGTTGGTTTTGACTGCTTTGTGTTGTTGCGAAACTTCTACTTCCATCTACTCCTCTACTATTATCCCAACCTCTAATAAATTCACCTCGTAAATCAGGTAAGCCAAAAGTAGAAGATCCATCTCCACTACCCCATGTGTTTCCTATCGCACTATACAACTGAGCAAAAGTAGAACGAGAAACATTAGCTCCATTACATTCTAAAAATCCAGTTGGTACAGTAGATGACGCATAAGCTATAACTGTTCCTGCTGGTACACCACCAACCTTTGCCCAAGATGAACCATCATATCCTTCAAATTGTGTAAGAGTTGTATTAAATCTAAAATCACCAGTAACACCTGATGGTCTTTGTGCTGTTGTACCTGTCGGAACTTTAATCTTTCCAGTACCAGACATAACAATATCACCAGCAGAAGTTACTGTTCCTGTAAAGCTAGGACTTGCTGTTGTTGCATGACCCATCTCAGCAGTATCTACTTTTCCAAGAGTTATAAAATTCGTTCCATCGTAGATATTTAATGTATTATTTGAACTATTTACCCATAACTTTCCATTAACCTTTGTTGTTGGTTCGTTTGCACCTCTATTTGTAGCCTGTATTTCACTCAAACAAGTATTTAAGTCTGCTCTAAAAGTCGCCCCTACGGCATTTCCTATATCGTAATCATGTGTGTTGCTCATTTATGTAACCTCCTTACCAAAACCTGATGCCGCCCAGACAAAGGATCTAGCAACTGCGGAACTTCCATTTTTAAATGTGACTTGAAAACCTGTTCTACTTATATTAGCAAGTTCAAAGAAATCACCCGATTGTTGATTTGTTGGAGTCACTACTACTTGTGGTGTCTGTTTAAATGGATTTGTAAAAGATACAGTGTATTGTTGAGATCCAGTAGTAACTGGAGTTGAGATACTTTCTGTCCTTCCTTGTAATTCTAGTGTAGCTCCTAATTGAGTTACAGCTATGTTTTGGTTTGTGTCATTACTTGTTAATAATGCCTTAAATTCAAAAGCCCTGCCAGTAATTAACACATTACTAAATTCTTTATAAGCACTCCAAGTAGGAGAACCAGAAGGATTGTCATTAGTTGCTCTAACGTAAACAGCAGCATTACAAGCTGTAGCTTCTGTTAGTCCACCAACAGCATCAATATATCCCCAAGTATCAATTAAATCTGTTCTGTCATCCCATAAACTATTTAATATAAAGTTACTTGCTTTTAATATTTTTCTTAAATTAACATCATAAACCTGAGTTAAATCTACAGAATTAGTAAATTCATATTGTCCAGAGGATACCGAAGCATTATTAGTAACCGTTAATGTTAAAGCATCTAAAGTTGAATCATATACTGTATTAGTTTTTGAACCTGTAAAATTAGCTGTATGTTCATCAACACTTCCTACTACAAGCCTCTCCTGTGGTGCTGGTAAGTTAGTTGTAACTCTTGTATTGTTCCAGTCAGAATCTTGTGATCCAGGGGCAGGAGATTGCCTTCCTCCATCATCCTCAAACTTAATTAAATAAGTTCCTTCTAATAACGGAACAATCTTTTGAGTTTGGTTTCCAGCAGCAGCAACCACGATTTCTTGTGCATCTTTCCATTGAGCACCAGTTGTTAACGAAGAATGTCTGATAAGAGTCTTACCACCTAATAAAACATCAAGTTCTGTAGCACGATTCCAGCTTAATATTGCACTTGATTGATCTATTGGAAGTAAACTTACACCACTGACATTAGCTGGTAATGCAGTCTTACCTACTGCAATAAAAAATGGTTCTTGTGGTTGTGTAGGTAATGTTGATCTAAGTCCTGATGCACTTACGCTATAAACCTCAATCTGATAATTACCAGCAACAGTATCTAATATTTCATAACTTTTACTTCCTTCTACAGTTCTTGATGTATAGTTACCATTTTCCAATCTCCATCTAACGTATGCGTTATCAGTAGATGTTGTCCAACTAACAATTATTTTTACCCTAGCAATTCCTGTGTCTTCATAAATAACTTCTTCTGCTGTAACACCTGATGGAGATGCTGGAGGTATATCTAAATCAGTAATATCTCTTGTTGGTAAAGTTATGCCGCTTTCAATATGATTATATTTACCTGAGTTATACTCACTTGCTGTCACAGTATAGAAAGCTCTATCCTTTTCTTCTATTGATAAAACTCTCCAAGTACTTGTGAGAATATTTGTTGTTTGATAAACCCAAATGCTATTCGCATTAGGAGCAACACTAAAAGCATCTCCAGCTACATTAATAACACCATTTACATCAATTCCACTTACAGTTTTGGTTTCTAATGTGCCATCAGGCAAAATAGCAGACAAAGTAGAACCTATTTGATATACCAAACCAGTAGAATCATCTGGAGTAATAGCTGTCGTAGTAGCAGTTTTAATACGACCTCCTCTCCTTTCTCCTGATTTTAATGGATCTGCGATCTCGATAATTTGACCTGGCCTGACTAAAACACCTGCATCAATAGCGCAACTAAATGTCACAACTTCACGCTCTACATTACTCATATAAAGCATCCATTTTGCTAAACGTGAAGCTTGTCCACGACTTGTACAAGCAAAAGCATCAATGTTTTTAACAACAGAACCGTATCTAGCTTGGTTTGCAGTATCTATTTGCTCTACATAATTTATATCTCTTAGTTCTAAATCTAAATATTTAGCAATAACAACAGTAGGTCTTTGTTTCTGACTAACATCTGAATAACTAAAACCAGGTTCTAATACGTTTGCAAGAGTAAATAAATAGCTTGAATCTTTTGGTGAATCTTGTGTGATTGTAAAAGCACCTGCGCTCCAAAAAGGCATCGACCTAAATACAGAACACATTTGGTTAATGACGTTATAAGCTTCTTGTTGGTTATGAATCGCTACATTGCAACTAAATCTTGGTTCTGTATTACCTGTTCCAGTTCCATCATCTATAAGTTCAGAAGAATATACAGAAGCTTGATAGAAACTAAATTTATCTAAAGCAGATTCTTGTAAATGAGAACCTAAACCATATCTTTCAGACGTTAAAAGATCGTATAAGCACCAAGCAGGGTCGTTTGTGTATTGAGCAGCGCCTAAAGTACCATTAAATGTTCCAGAATAAGACAAACTACCATCGGCTCTTACTGTTGCATTATGTGGAATTTTTACTTTTATACCTTTTACTAAATATTTTCTTGAAGGTATAGAAGAAAATTGTTCAGCATCTACTTTTAAACCTATAAGTGCTGAATTAGGATATGTTCTTTGATCATATTTTATTTCTACATAAGTATTAAATTGAAAAGCGTTTACTAATTTTGAAGATGTGCTATCTGCTGTAATTCTTGTTACTTTAATATTTACAGGAAAAGCACCATCTAAATTAATTAAATAATCACGCAAATAAACATCAGGAGTTCGGCCTGTGATCTTCCCTTGATTTCCAGACACAACATTCTGATATGAACCACCACTATATTGAACAGCAATTTCTAATTGTATCTCTGTACCAAAAATATCTCCTTTATCACTAAATCTTTGTAATTGTGGTACTGTTATTTGTACAGAAACTGCATCAACATTTGAATCTGTAATTTGTATTACTTTTGGTGATGCTTGAGGAACAGTAGAAAAACCTGTTGATTTAGTAGTAGCAACATCTCTTGTTATAGGAATTGTTGTTTGATTAGAAGTTCCTGTTCTTGCTTCAAAAGTAACATCTTTAAAATTAAAACTACCATCAGCAGCTTGTAATGGTGTGTTATTCAAGAAAATAGATTTAGCACCATCATCAAGTCCTTCTATCTCACCTTCACCTATAAGATCTAAAACTCTTGCGAAGCTTTTTGAATCTAAATTATCTTTCGCCTCGGTAGGTGTGCCACCACCACCACCTCCTCCTTTGCCACCACCACCGCCAGATCCAATTATTTTACTCATACTTCCACCTGCTCGTTTGTGATATTAGCTGACACCACTACAGATCCAGTCATCGTGCGACC